TCATCGCCGAAGCGCGACGTAAGCGGAGATGTGTAACCGATTTGCGATCCGGCTTGGTTTGTGGCGTATGGGTCGGTGCCGTGCGTGTGTCCGGGGTCGGTTACGCCATGCGTGTGCGCTTTTAATTCATCTGCCTGCCTTGTGCCGAACGTGCCAGCCGCTGTCGAATCGCTGTTGGTTCCGCTGCCGCGCACGAAGTAGCCGCGAAGGTCTGGCAAAGCGAATGTCGTGCTGCCGTCACCGGCGCCGTAGGTCGTGCCGATGGCGCTAAAGAGCGCAGCGTAGGTGCTGCGGCTTACTGCGGTGCCGTCTGCTGCCAGCCAGCCGCTCGGCGCGCTATTCATGGCGAATGCCTGCACGGCGCCTGCGGGCAAGAGTGCCTGCTGCACGGCGGTGACGAGCTTGGCCAAAGTTACGTTGCCGTCTGCAATCTTCGCGGTCGTCACCTCATTGTCAGCGACCACCACAGTCGGCGCGGCGGTCGTGTTGAGTTTGGTCGGGGTCACGGTCTCGCCTGAGACCCAGTTGTAAGATGCGGTTACGGTTGCCATTGGAGTAGTTGAGAGTTGAGGGTTTAGAGTTGAGGGTTAGGCGGCGTTGCGGGTTTCGGTCGGCGGGTTGCTCGGGCCTGCGGCTTCGATTGAGACGTTGCGGATCTCCGGCCGGTTGGCCGTGGTTAGAAACTCCAGTTCGCAGTAATGCGCTTTTTGCCGGATGGGCTGCTTGAGCGTGTAGTCTTCGGCCAAGCCGGACGTGTTGGTCTGCCCCGGCACCAGCGTTATGGTGGCGTCAGGGTTAATCGTGATCGCCTTGACCGTCACTGAGCCGGTGTTAGGCAGGACGACATCGGCGAGGCTGCGGACGAAGCGTTTCGTTGACATGCTGCCCATGCCGTAGCGGCGGGTGACGATGCGGCCGGGGACCGGCGTGATGACATCGGCCTGCACATCCGGCGACTGGTCGCCTTCCTCGATCTCGTCGAGGAGCATGAGGCGTCCGGCCTTGTTGCTGACGAAGAGACGGCGCTCGTTGGCGCGGGTGGCGACTACGAAGTCATCCACGCCGAAGCCGTAGATGTCGCGGGTTTCCCACTGGTCGTTCAAGGCATTGTATAAAAACACGCCGTTGTTGTTGTCGGCACCGGCGAGCGGGACCGCCAGATAGTAGCGGTTGCTATACCACAGGCCGACCGAGTTCTTGAGCAGGGTGGCGTTAAGGTCGTCGAGCTGGTTGGCGATGGGGTCCGAGAGAGGCTTGGTGTCGCCGCGCAGCTTGAGGTCAAGGCGACTGTCGAGGCGGTAGACACCGGAGTCACTGAGGAAATAGACAAACTGCCCCGCTGTAGCAATGGACCGGCGAGCCGCGCATCCGACCTCGTCGGTGAGGAGCGTGAGCTTACTGAGTGCCGTGTCGATGGCCGTGCTGGCGCCATCCACGCTGGCGAATTGGTTGACCTCCGCGAGCCATATCGACTTGCGGCAGAAGACGAGGAAGCTGTTCTCCACCCAAGGATGCACCGCGACAACGAAGTCATTGCTGCCCGCACCGGCGCGGAAGGACTGCCAGTAAGGATCGTAGGTATTGGCGTCGAGGATGTCCGAGATGAGCACGTTGTTCTTGCCGTCAGGGAGGACGAGCCGGTTGTTGACGTAGGTGCCCCAAGGCGTCGAGCGCATGGTCTTGAAGGTCGGGCCAGCGGCGGGCACGCCTGCGGGACTGCGGACAAAGGATGTCGTGATGCCGTCCCAATAAAGCGGCGCCTTCACGCGGCGGATGGTGCGGCCGCTCGTTGTGGCGTCGGTCGCGGTGCCGCTCGGCACGGTGATCGTGAAAGAGTTCGTTGAGGACGTGGCGATGTCATATTCCACGCCATCAAAGGCAACGACATTGCTCCCCTCGATACGCACGCGGGCACCGGCGGGGAAGCCGTGGCCGGTGAGGTTGACGGTCGCCGTGGTGGACGCCACAGTGATGCCGCCGGTGGTGACGTTCTTGATGACCCAACCCGGACGCGAGGCGTCGGCTTCGCGGAAGAGATAGAGGCGGTCGTTGGCCTGCACCATGCTGACCGTATCGCTCGGCTCGATGACCTCGTCCGGCGATGTCGGGTAGCCCAGCTCCTGCGGGAGCACGCTGATGACGATGGTGTCGCCGTTCTCGTCCACGATTTCTTCTCCGGTGTCAGTGACCAGAAAGCCGCCCGCCCAGACACCGGCGAAGGACTGGTTGTCGTCGAGGAGGATTGTGTAAGCACGGTCGCCGCCAGCCAGCACGACAATCTCTGCGCTCTGCACCTGATCCGGTGAGCGGTAGACCGAGGCCGCAAAGATGCCGCCGCTGTAGACGCTCTGCACGATCGGCGCGTTGGGCGCAGGGTTGAGCACGAAGGGCACCGTGAGCGGCGAGCTGGCCACGCTGATGGCGTCCGCCATGCGCTTTGCGCCCTTGCGCGTCACCGCCACGCCACGATCAAGCCGCATGTTCTCCGAGAGCTGGAGCATGCCAGCAGGCAACGCAACCGGATTGATGCGCGAGGCATAGCCTGCGAATCCGGCGTCACCGTCGCGGAGGATGGGGCTTTCTAGGGGCATTTAGATGTTAGCCCTCATACATGATGTTGACGCTGCCTGCGTCGAAGGTGTCAGTGCCGTTGACGGTGGTTAGGCGGACGCGGTCGAGGGTGCCGCCCAAGGCGATAGAACCAGCCAAAAATACAGGAGCGCCGACAGAAAGGACGCCTTGGCAAGTCCAAGTATTTCCGGACAAATTTGTAAAAGTGACCGATCCGCTTCTTGCGTCCGTAGCTACATTGAAAAAAGTTCCAAATCCGCTGCTAATTGATGAAGTGTTGCATGCGTTTGCGGCGACAATAATACCCGAAGATGTATTATAGCCAGATGTGGCAAAGCTGCCGGAACCTAATTGGATTTGAACAACAGAGGTTCCATTTGTGCTCACCCCATCCAGCATTACCGTAATTCGCTTTACCCAAGACGGGATGCCGGTGAAGTCGATGCTGGTGCCGCTGGTGGTGTTTTGCGCGGTGGCAAGCGTGAGAGGCTGAGTCAGCATCGTCGGCGTCACCTTGCTGCTCCCAATCGCCGTCACACCAGCATTGCTGATCGTCACATCACCAGTCACGGCAACCTTAGTCGCCACGTTGCTGCCGTTGCCGACAAGGATGTTGGCGCTGTCCAAGGACGCGAGCTTGCTGAAGGCAATCGCCGCCGCCGCATCAATGTCCGCATTGACCAGTCCGCCGCGCACCACAGAGGCAGCAATGCGCTTGGTCAGTCCGCTCTGCTCAATGACGAACTCGTCGCCGGATGCAAGGGTCGTTGCTTGTGTAAGTTGTCCGATTGTTTTGGCCATAGGATTAGAAGTTGGCAGTTAGCAGTTGGCAGTTGGCAGGGTTAGTTGAGGGCGGCTTTGAGCCGTGACTTGAATCGGGCGGCGTCGGCGGGGGAGATGTCGGTTTTGCGGGTTGGGGCGACTTGTTGGTGGGTGAGGACGAGGTTTAGGGGGATGTTCCACTTCTTCATCCGGGGGACGAGGTATTCGAGGGCGCTGGCCATGGCGGCTTCGCCGAGGGGGTTTTCGTAGGTGTTGCCTTCCCAGGCGACGCCGAGGCTCCAGCTATTCAGGTCGGGGCGGCCGTGCCAGTTGCTGCGGCCGGCGTGCCAGCAGCGGTCGGTGTCGTTGGCGAAGACGGTGCGGCGGCCGTCTCTGGCGATGAGAACGTGGTAGGACACTTTAGCGGCGGGGTTGGTGATCCAGGCGCAGCTGCCTCGGTAGCTGCCGTCCGAGTGATGCAGGACGATGGCTTCCGGTTTGATGCGGTGGGCTTGTTTGTTCGGCGTGCTGAGACGGCGCTCGTCGTAAGTCGTCAGCGGCGGCTCGACGGTGAAGCTCGGCCTGGATGCGGAGACATAACTCGGCGAGTCCGGCGCTGGGGTAGCGTCGGACTTCTTGCCAAAGATTCTCTTGAGCCAGGTCCACATGGGTTATTTCGCGTGACCCTTGGGCGGGGGATTGACGGTGACGGTGGCTTGTTGGCGCACGAAGTCGTAGCCGACGGTGACGCAGCCGCTCATCGCCACGGCGATGAGCGCGAGGGCTGAGACTTGAGTTAGAGACTTGAGTGAAGGGCAGCGGCGGGTCCGGAGGCCCCGCCCTACCTTGTCGGCTTGCGGTTTCAT